CAAATTCAATTACATCTGTATTTCCTGTGATATTCCAATCCGTGCCACTTGCACCGAAAATAGAAGCAAATAATTCTCTTTCAAAAATCTTTCTATCTTTTGAATCTAATTTATATCCTTTTTTCTCAATTATTTCTTTGAATTCTTTTATTGCCATGATTACGTTCTTTCTGTTCCTATTGTTGTACCAATTGTACCACGAGCGTTCCAAGTATCTTTTCTACCTACTTCTTTCCAATAAGCGGCAGTAATTGTATATGATTCCCCAAATGAAGTTGTTACGTTTAACGAACCTTCATGTCTTGATTTTCTACTTGAACTATCACGTCTTGGTTTCCATTTCAACGTTATATAACCCCTACCAGCAATTGAATCAATTCTTGGCGGAATTGTAATGGTGTTGGGTATTTCTAACCAATTTGTAATATCACCACCTACTAGCGTAAAATTAAATACTGCAGATTCGGTATCACTAAAATTGTAGAAATTAAGATACTGTCCTTGAATAAAATCAACTTTGTTATCATTATGTGTAACAATATATAATTGTCTTTCTTCATCTTTAATTTCAGATTGAGGAAGTTTCCAACCAGTATTAGCTCCTTGGTCAAATGTTTTTGGAAATCCATCTAATATTTCAGATGATGCCTGTCTTAGTTGTTCTGCCTCAACTTGTGCTTGTAATTGTTTTACTAAGTTGTTTAACATTTCTAATTGCTGTGTCAATACAAGTACTTGTGCTTTTAATCCCTCAACTTGCCCAGATAATGAAACACGTTCAATTGCATCTTTAATACCTTTTTGTAACGCTGTTTGGAAATCTGTTAATAATGCAATATATCGTAAATTTGCCGCATCTGAATCATTTTCAGCAGATGCTCTTAATAACATTTCTGAATCTACTGTTACCTTTAATAATTCAATTTGTGCTAACGCTGTTGCTAAATCAATTTCAACTTGTGCTAATTGTTCTCTTGTAATATTATGATTATCAATTTCTTCCCCATATACGATTTGTAAATCATCATATATTGATTTTAATACCGTTTCTGGTTTATCTTTGGGTGGTAATTTTATTAATTCAACAACGTTTACATCAATTGCTTTAACCAATTCACCATCAATGTATTTTGGTTTTTCAAGATAACCACGAGTTCCGGGGTTCTTAGTTGTAATAGTTACACTACCAGTTACAAATGGTGTAGGTTCAATAGAAATACCACCAGTTAAAAGCATATCTGTTGTTAAATCACCCGTATCTGTTGACATTGGAATGCTACCATAATTATCACCAAGAAAATTCAAAATTAATTCTTTGTATTCATCGGTATAATCAGGCGAGTTCAAAACCAGTTCAACCCCAATACGAACTGTTTCTGAATTTTTATATTTCTCTAAAAAATCACTTTCTTGCATATTCTATTTATTTTTCAACTACAAATGTTAAATCATCATCTGAAAAAATGTTTGTATTTCCATCTTTCACAACTTTTATTTCTATATAATATTCTCGGCTTATTTCCCAGTTTGAAAAATTCAATTTGAAGAAATTGCCTGTGGCATCACAACTTACTTTTGTATTATCACTAAAGGGAATTGTAATTTCATGTGTTACCGCATCTTTAATTTGGTAATAGGTTGTTAGTGGTAAATATTGTATATCCGTATATCCATATTGATTTACATATGATTTTAATGGATATTTTTCTCTACCAACTAAACGAATTGTATTTGTATTACCAAGTTTATATTTTGTTTTCAAACTCTTGAAAGTAATATGTATATCATCTGAAATCAATTCTGTTAAAGAACCAGTTACAAACGTTGAATCATCCCAACCAATACTCAATTTTGGTTGATAAATGGTATTCGTTTCTTTACTAAAGAATTGTATAGCACCATAATCAACAGAATCGTTCTCGGCACCAACTAAGTGCTTCAAAACCAACCCGTTGTTTACACTACCACTTAACCAATAATTAACTATATCTAAAACATCCATTTCAACATCCGTTGATAGATAACTATAATCTTCAGAACCCGATGGGGTTGGGTTAAAATCACTTCCTGTAATATCCCAATCAATTGCCGATGTTCTATTTTCCCAGGTTGCACCTTCTGTACTAATTTCATCAAATTTAGTCCCAATTCCCATATCCCATGAAGATGCAACGGGATATGCATATAATGAAAATTCTACCGGTAGAAATTCACCAGCAGTTTGTTTTAAATTTAATGTTGCCGCAGATACCGTAATAGCTCCACTTGTAATTGAAGCTGATATATCGGTTAAATCAAATTTAATTAATACATGTGCAATATCCAAATTCCCAGCAATATATGTTTTTGAAACCTCTAAAATTTCATCTAACCCTGTATTTTGGGTTGGTTGAATTTTGTATATACTTGCATCTTGTGATGCTACTTCGAAATAAATCATTATTTAATTTCCTTTTCTTTATTATTTAACTACACGACCTTTAATATCTGTATTCGGGTATTTAAGTTCAAACATACTTGGGTCTAAACTTGGATATACCATTTTCCCTTTAGTTGCCTCATCCATATTGTAACTATGTCTTGAATAATTACCAAGTGATTTGTTTACTACTGTACATTTAGGCACAGAAGATACACCCTCAACGCCAGCAATTAGTAATTCTAATTCACTTATATTAATTGGCATATTAAATGACCAACTATCTATATTGAAATATTCTGTCATTTGTTCTATACATTTTACCAGAACTTCACGGTTGTTATATCCACCGTAAACTCGAATTTCAAAATCCACACCGAAATTAATTATAAATCCATCGATAATATTTACACCGTCCGTTAACATACGATATTCATTAAGATAAGTTTTTACGTTTTCCTTTACAGAACGATTTAAGGATGTTAAATCTCCATTAGAATCATATCCTAATACATATAAATTGATAGCAAACGATTTACTATCCGATTTACCGTAAGGGGCACAAAATACTTTTGCTACACCACCGTATTTTGGTGGCATTGATAATACTCTAATTTGATAATCTTTATTTGTTACCGCTCTATTTTGTGATGCGAAATTTGCTAATGCATTTTGTCGAATTTCTTCAACCGTTTCTATACCCCTACCACCAGATGCTGGTTCTTCATTTTCAACCGCTACGCTATTTTTCATAGTTCTATATAATGTTGCTTGTTCTGGTGTAAGTGAAATACTATCTTCATCAAATTCTATTTGCTTAATTCGTGTAATCTCACCCTTTGAAACATTTGAACTAACACCACCACCAGTTAGATATGAAATTGTTAATGTTGTATTTGATGGCGCCTGCCCATACGAACGTGTTTTTAAGAAGTTTGCTGGGTCAAATGATGCCCCCAATTTATCAATTGAAGATTGTAATCCTAAACCAACATTTTTGAAGTTTGGAATGAGAGTTTCATCACCTGATGTTGAATTACCACCACCGAAAACTAAAGTTGTTGTATTATCAGCATTTACTTGTGTTACAAATCGTCTTGAAGTTTTTAATAATTTTAAAACATTTGGAACGGTATCTTTATATGGTAATAAATCAGAATCCGTTTCTTCCGTAACTGGATAATCAATAAATACCATTTCTTGTGCTAAATATGGAACTTCGTACCACTTATTACCATTTTCATCCCGTACATCATAAATTTGTACTATATCAGTAGCACTTAAATTGATTTTAGAATATTGTTCAGCAGAACCGAATGTTTGAGTTGTAGATTTAAGAGTTGCTGAAATTGCATTTATATATTTTTTAACTAAATATAAGGTTGGTTCACCACCATTGGTTTCATGCACTGTAATTTCTCTTTCATTTGATACCGAAAAATCTAATAACTCAGTACTTCTAAATAATGTACCTGATGTAGATGATTCTATTGACATTCCCTCTTTTATTCGTAAATAAAATCTTGAATCGGGGCCGTTGTTAATCCCAACTCCAATTGATGGAACTAACTGATACACAGCGACTTTAACGAGGGCTGGTGTACTTACTTTTGATTTGTACCCTAAGTATTGTGCAAGGCTTATTACGTTCTCTCTATCCTCTGCATACAACATCATTGATTCCTTTAATGAATCATCAATATAATATGATAATACATCACCAACATACGATGCCATTTCAATAAACATCATACCCGGAGAAGCTTCATTGAAATCCGAATGTGTTTTCGGAAAATATGTTTTAGCATATTCAATTAGATTTGAACGGAAACTCGCAAAATCTTTATTAAGATATTTTATATCTCTATTTTGGTTATTTTTTTTTGTTATACTATTTAATCCCATAATCCGTTATCCTTGTATTGTAAATGTTATTTCTTGTAATGTTATATCACTACCGACTGTAAATTTGATATTCATTTGTGCCGTATTACTATCCTTCATTTCATCAGTCATATAAACCTCAATATCATCAATATTTATATACGGCAACCAAAAACTTACATTAGCCGTGATAGTGGTTTGTAATTTCTCAGCTAAATCGTCAGTCGCTTGTTCAAATAACAGTGCTTGCAATCCACTACCAAACTCAGGTTGCATCATACGTTCCCCCTTTTTGGTTAATAGTAAATTTAATAAGTTTGCCCGTGCTTGTTCAAATGATGTAAACGCTTGGTCAAAATATCCCGTTGAACCTAATCTAACAGGTAACATTAAACCATACGCATAATCATTAAAATCTGTCGTATCCGTTACTAATTTTTTACCAACTACAAATGCCATTATTTACTCCTTATTATTTTCTTGTTTTGAATTGTTTTACAAGTGTGGAATTATCTCTGTTTAAAATTCTATCTAAACCGGGTAATCCCGTTGAAACTCCCAATCCTTCTTTCTTAGTTGTACTTGGATTTCCATATCCACCATACCCCATTTTTGCCGCCATTTGAGTTCTCATTCCTTCTGCTCCACCTGCTCCAATATTTGAATCAAAATTTAATGTTTTATCCATATCTTCATGATTTTCATTAATTGGTGCTGGTGTATCGTATTGTGGTGGTCC